GTATTTTAGCACTTCTGAATATATTTTTTACAGGAATATATTCATCGTTAGAACTTCTATCTGTTGTTCTAGAGACGTAATTTATATTTGGTAAGTAAGAAAAATATCCTCTCATTTTAGTAACCTACGTCTGAACTTGTGGGATCGTCTTGTCTGATAAGACTTATAGGCATTAGATCTCCTAGAGAAGTTGGATCATTCCAGTCAAATCTTCGTCCATCTGCTACATTTGGACTGTAATCTGTGTTATATATTGGCTCTAGTTCATTGAATTTTAGAGTCATTGTGATTGATACTGGCATACCACCTTCATAAGATTGCCAACCTTGTCCTGCTCCAGCATAATCTAGTATTATATTTGTCAGAGCACAGGGTTTAAACTTATTTAATCCAAGAATATTCTTATTACCTGCAGTAACATATCGTATTCTGAATATGTTTGGTGTTCCTAGGAAGTATGATGCTGAACCAGCCTGTCCAACTCCACCGTCTCCGACCTGATGACCAGAGGATAGTTTTGCAGCTTTTCTAGGAGCAGACCATTGTTTAAGAGCTCTAATAATCATTCTTACGTTATGAGCTTCTGATTCACTTCTTGGACTTAATACCCAAGAGAAGTCAAATGATCTTAATTTTACTCCACTGAACATTAATTCAGTATTAGCATTAGCAACTACTCCTTCAGATCTTGCCAGGATTTGTTCTGCACTTATATCCTGACCCATATCTCCTGCCATCTGACTTAGTTGATTTGCCAAGAAATCAGCTCTACCAGCTTCTCTTCTTACTGAAGATCCAAATGTACTTAAACTTCTGAGTGAATTTGCAAGTCCACCTAAACCTAAGAAGTTTGCTATTTGTGAACTACCGTAATGTTTATTGGAACTTTGGACTGCTGATATTGCTTGTGTACTTACACTATCTTCTTGCCAATTTGTAGATAATTGGTCGGGTAAATTTCTAGGCATTGGTAGTTTTATACCAGCACCTAATTTTCTTTTAAATGGTGATGATCTTGATAAACCAACTGCTGCACCATCATTGGCTTGACGACCCATTGAGTCTGCATAAGGAGGTTTGTATTCATAAGCTTGGATAAAGAAACAATCCTGTCTAGGAGACAAGTCTTCAGGATATTTCACTACTCTTCGGAATAGTTCATCCTGTAGGTTACCCATTGAGTTACCTATTTTATTCAACTGACCTTGAGGTCCATTCCATAAAGTATCGGCAACAACTGATCCAGCTGGACTATTCAGTGTTGCATATGTCATTCCAGCAACAGGATTGACTGCAAAAGCAAGTGCTGATGTAGCAGAGTACATTACAGGTCCTTGCCAGTTTACTCCACCAGCTTTATTTAATTCAAGGGTATCTGGATCTCTAACTGTTTGATTGTCTTGGGGATATATGTCTTGTCTTTCTTTTCTAGCCCATTGGGGAACGTCTTTATCTGCAGCTGCTGAGTGTGCTCTTGTTGCAGTTTGTATATTGGAGTGTATAGCTAATTGTTCTTTTTCTGATAGGTAAAAAGGAGTATCAATTAATCCTCCTTTTGAAACTTGACTTTTCTGCCATACTCCATCAACATATATCGGTTCAGCACCAAGTAAGATTTCTCCATTGTCATCTACAGGGAAGACCTTTGTACTTTGACTATCTTGGTAATAATATACCTGATAGTTTACCATACGGCCGTCTACGACCTGTTTGATATCAATGCCTGGATTGACTTGTACTTTTTCTAGATCAGCTGCTGCCATTATTTCTTCCAGTTAAAAGCTCGATGCTTTGGATATTTCTTTCCAACCCTATCAATAAACTTTTCAGTAGGAAGAAGCGATATGCTTCCCCAATCTTCAGAACTAGGGACTGTGTATAGGTTTCCTATACCTTCATATAGGTATTTGTGTAATGTATTCTTAGGTACAGATGCACCTCCGCCACTATTTAGTAGGCTATTTGCAACGGCATCTCTATAATCAGGATTTACGTAGTGTAAATTTGCTCCTAAGAACCCATCTCTATAGAATCTGAGAGCAACTGCTAAGGGTTGTACATCCCAAAATTCATATTTATCTGGGTATTTTGCTCCATATGAGAAGAAGAATAGTTTACCAATAGTAATACCACTAGTATCACTTGCGCTTATATCATATTCTTCTGTTTGTAGAGGTTCTAACGCTGTTTCTAGTTCGGAGATATACCAATCTCCACTTCTCATTTTCTTTCCAGCTTTAGTTTTGATTTGGTTTGCAATCATATCCCTAGGTCATCCTCTGTCATGATTTTGAACTCATACTTTCTATCCCTACAGTAGGACTCTGCTGCTTTCCATTTTGCTTGGTTAACAACATAGGTTTGTACTTCATATGCCCATGCCTTAGTTCTCTTTTTGGGGTTTTTCTTAGGCATTTGAAGTTGTTTCTTTGGTTTAACCTCTATGACTACAGATCTACTCTTACCTTTAATATCTCTGTATTTGATGAAGAAGTCTGGGAAGTACCTGTGCATCTTATTATCTAATGGACTTTTATATGGTATCCAAAATTCCTCAGATTGCCATTGACTTATACTTTCACTCAGGTCACAGTATTCCATGAATTTCTTTTCCCAAAGTGATCTATAAATGATTTGAGTGGGGTCACCCTTATATTTTTTAGGTCTCTTTGGTCTATACTTCCCCTTATAAGCCATATACATAGTATGTGGGAACTATTACATATTTAGATGTCCAATAGAAATTCTAGACTTGGTACATTAAAAGCCAATCCTTATAATAGTAATGTAGAGTCTCGCGAGCAAACTACTGGTGCGAGGGATTCTAATCTATCGTCTATTTTTTATGATAGAGATGGTGGTCAAGTAATTGGTCCTACTTTTCAGGATGCATTAGGTTCTCCATCTTTAACTAATCAGTATAAGGTTTCATTGATGTTAGCCAATTCACCTAATGGTGATCCTAATAAGAGTTTAGATACTTGGCTTTCAACTTCTGGTATTTTTAATGGTACTGGTCAAGGTGCATTTAGATTTGATTTCTTGGCACATGAAGCTCAGTTGCCTGGAATGAGGATGGAAGTCCAAGATGTTGCAGGTGATAGACAAGGTATTACAGAGAGATTTGCTACACTTAGACAGTATAATGATGTAAAATTATCTTTTTACGTTTCATCTGATTATCAGGTCTTGAGATTGTTTCAAGAGTGGGTTGGTTTTATGAATCCTTTGTATCAGGATGATGGTACTTTTGCTCAAGGTAGTCCAGGCGGATATCCTTCAGCAACAGATTCTTCTGGTTTTCATAGATTGAGATATCCAAATACATATAAGAAAGATATAGCTATAACTAAGTTTGAACGAGGTGAAGGTTCTCGTCCACTTACTTATACTCTTATCAATGCTTTCCCAACAGAAATTGATACCGTAGATTTGACTTACGAAGCAGGAATGGTTGTTAATACTGGAATTACATTTTCTTATGATAGGTACGTCATAACTCATGGTGATGCACCAACTAGTAGTGATAAGATTCAAGATACTCCTCAAAATATAAGTAATCCTCCTCAAAGAAAACCACAATCAAGGGTAACAAAAGCTATAAACCAATATCTTGATTTTTGGGGATGGAATGGTCAAGGTAAAAACACTCCTAGTGGCTTTTAAGTTCAATTAAGCTCCCTATATAAAATACTGAAAAAAATATTATGCCGTTACCTACGATTACTACAGCTGAGTATGAATTAAAATTACCATCCACAGGTAAACCAGTTAAGTATAGACCATTCCTTGTAAGAGAGGAGAAAATTCTTATTCTTTCTCTTGAAGGACAGAATCAGAAAGATATATCAAGAGCTGTTAAACAAGTTTTAAAAGATTGTGTTTTAACAAAGGGTATTAAGATAGATACACTTCCATCTTTTGATATTGAATATTTGTTTTTAAATATTCGTGGAAAATCTGTTGGAGAATCAATAGATCTTATTGTCACATGTGGAGACGATGGTAAGACAACAGTTCCCGTGACTGTTGATATTGATGATATTCAAATCATTAAAGATGATAGTCATAGTCAAGATATTGAATTGGCTGATGGATATAAAGTGAGGATGAAATATCCCTCATTAAGTCAATTTATTGATCAAAATTTTGTTGATGGTGATGATGAAGTAGAGAAGGCTTTCACTATGATTGCTGAATCTATTGAAATGGTTTATAACGATTCTGATGTATTTGCAGCTTCTGATTGCACTAAGAAGGAATTAAAAGAATGGGTTGAATCTCTAACTTCTGAACAGTTCAAGAAGATTGAGAACTTCTTTGAAACAATGCCTAAGTTATCTCATACTATTGAGGTTACTAATCCAAAGACTAAGAAGAAGAATACTATAGTATTAGAGGGGCTAACGGATTTTTTCGCTTAAGTATGTCTCATATTGATCTTGAGACATACTTCAGAATCAATTTCGCTCTCATGCAGTACCATAAATATTCATTAACTGAAATAGAAAATATGTGCCCTTGGGAAAGGGATATCTATGTTGGGTTACTTAAACTCCATATTGAAGAAGAGAATCTGAAAGCACAACAAAGAGCAGCACAACAGAACGCATAAATGGCAAAACTTAAAGCCTTATTCAAATCTGCAGGTAAAGCCACCAAAGGTGTACGTCGTGGTGCAGCTCGTAAAGCAATAAAAGCTAAAAAATTATTCGGGGTAAAAGGTAAGCAAAAAGGTCTTGCAAGAGCAGCTGGTGGACTTTTAGGTAAGTCTCAGGTAAAGGGTAAGAATGTTCTAGCAGGTACAGCGAAAGCAATCACAGATATTAGAACAGGTGAACAACGTTCTGGAATTACGAAGGTTAATAGACTTGTAGAGACTAAGGTTAATAATCTTCTACCAAAATTAACGAATAGAATAGAGAATCAGGTTAATACTTTTGATCCTAATGCTATGTTAGGAAAGATATTTGATGGTGGTTTAGGTAAATTACAAGGATTCGGTCAGAGTTTAGATGGTCTTAGGGGATCAATGGCTGAGTCATTGGGATTCCTTGGTAAGTCTAAAGGATTGATAGAAGATTTGATCAATAAACTTGCTTCTGGTAAGTTTGGTCAAAGAAGGGGTGGTGGACTTGTAGGTAATCTATTGAAAGGTGCTGCAGCCTTAGGTGTTGTTGCATTGGGTAGTAAACTTCTTGCTCCTGCTGCAGTCATAGGTGGCGCTGCCATGCTTGGCAAGAAATTATGGGGTGGTATTACTGGTCTATTCAAGAGAAAGAAGAAGAAAAAGGAAGTACAACAGTTACCTGGCGTATTAGATAAGAATCAAGCAAGAAAGTTCAACGAGAGTTTAAAGAACTTTGAGGTTGGTCTTGATAGGATGGGTGGTGAACCAACAGATGCAGAAGGTCTTCAGGAGAAAGAAGAATCACCAGGCCAAGAACAGGTAAAAGCTGAAAAAGAGAAAATAGAGATTCCTGAAGAATTTAAAGATAAGTATGAAATAACTTTTCAATATAGGGATGGAAGATATAGGTTTATTAACTATAAAGAGAAAGGATTACCAGAGGGTCAATCTTATAAAGGTTCGATCCTTATGGAAGGCGATACTAAAGCTGACCAGAGTACATGGGAACTTATTTACAAGAAAGAAAAAGCAAGAGAAATACGTGAAAGACCAAAAGGCACTAAAAGATTTCTTGCTGGTATAGGTGATGCATTAACAGGTAATATATTTGATTTTGATAAACGTGGGAACGTTGTAGACGGTCTCAAGAGAGGTTTAAAGGGATTTAAAGGATCTAAGGGTACTGAAGGTACAAAGGGTGCCAGAGGTCATCAGGGACCACAGGGGATAATGAGACATGCGTTAGGCATGGCTGATCTAGCAACGGGTAATATATTTGATTTTGATAAACGTGGAAATCTTCTTGATGGTGCAAAAAGAACAGGTGAGACATTAAAAGAAAAGACAAAGGGATTAACGAAGAAACCAAAGGGATTCATGAGGTTCTTAAAAGGAGCTATGGATGCCGTTACTGGTGATGCATTTGATTTTGATGGTCGTGGTAGTATGCTTGATGGTGCAAAGAGGATCTTAGATAAGAATAAGGATGATGCAACTGCAGTATCTCAACCTGCAGTACCACCACCAACACAAGAAGCGGGAGGAAATCAACAGGTTATTCCTATTCAATTGGATGGTATGGCTGCAACTCCTCCAAATCAAGGACCAAGACCAGCACCTACTGATGTTAAAACATCTAATAAGGTTCCTTTCTTGATAGCTATGGATATCAGTAATATCCATGTTCCATATTCTAGATCCATTTTCAATATTGTTGATGCATCATGAAGCCAACTTTAGCAACACTTGCAGTTAAAAAGAAGGCTAGTAAGGCAGTTGATGTTGCCGAAAATAGCATGGGAGCTTTTACTAGAGTAATAAAGCAAAATGCTTCTGGATTAGAGGGTGGAGTTCCTAGTGATTCTAAGATTAAGAAGGCTGAGAAATTTGTAAAAGGTATTGGTGGAAAGAGAGGTGGATTTCCTGGCGTAGGTATTTTGGGAACTGCATTGATGTTCCCAGTTGTTCTTGGAGCAATGATGCAGGGTAGTGCTACTGCAACTCCTGATGGTGTACTGAATGAACAGTATGGTGGTGATGAACAAGCAATGAATAAAGATCTTCAAGCAGATAAGAGATTACGGGAAGAAGGTCTTGAAAAGATAGAAGAGACGGGTGATGATAAGAAAGAATGGGATCAAAATGCAGGAAAAGAGTTACAGGAGATGCCTCAGGAGAGGACAGAACCTAGTACAGAGGATCAACAGGAACAAAAGGAAGAAGTAGAAGAGGAAGTAGAAGAAATTGAGGCAAGTGAGGTAGAAGCTAGTAAAGATGAGATTGATGTTGATAAGTTTAAGTCTCTTACTGATAGATTTAAGAATATAACTGAACAGGGATCTGTTGGTACTCCAAAATCAAAAGGGTTCTTTGGAAAGGCTGCTGATACTGTTAAAGAAGGTGCTGCTAATTTTGTTAAGAACGCTACATTTGGTCTTTTAGATTTTACTAAGAAGAAACCAGATGTTAAAAAGATGGGACAGGAAGTTGTACAACCTACACAACACTTCTTCCTTCCAGCTAAGACTGAGAAAGAATCTGAGGATGGTACTAAGGTTAAACCCAAGGAAAAATTAATGGAGAAAGAACCTCCAAAGTTACCACCTTTACCTGGCGAAATGGATACTGAGGGTGAAGATTTTGCTGCTTTGACTGCTGTTTCTGCTTTAGAAGGTGGAGATGATCAATCAAGAGCAGATGTTGCACAATCAATCTATAATAGACAGGCTGATGGTACGTATGGAGATTCTATTAAAGATGTAGTTACTGCTGATGGTCAGTATCAACCTGCATATAAAGATCCTACTGTATCCAGTGGACCTGGCACTGAGACTGCTCAAGAGTGGAAGGATATTAAAGATAGAGATAGTGCTGTGAAAGCCATGGTTTCTTACTATGAGAAGAGGGATCAGAGAGTAACTAAGAAACAAATGGAGGAATTATATGATAAAACTGCTGCAGCATTACAGAATCCAGAAAATCAAGAGTCAGCAGCTGAACATGTTGAAGGAAGGACAGAGTTTCTTGGTGGTGAAGTAGAAGGTGATGATGTAGTTGATAGAGGTGGTATAGAAGATAATGCTTTCTTCCAAGAATATGGATCTGGAGAACAAATGGAAAGAGGAGCAGTTGAGAATCCTTTATTAAGGAAGAGTGAGATGCGATCTTCTACAGATGGTAGTAGTTCTACTTCAGTTCCTCCAGAACAATATGCTTCTTATGAACAACCTACTCCTATTATAAGTAACACTACATATGTTGTTCAGATGCCTACACCAGCAGCTAATAATAAACCAGTTCGTGCTATGGCTGCTCCTGAAGAAGGTGGTGGAGCAATGATTGTTCCTATAAATGATCCTAATACTATAGTATCAACTCTTACTACAATAAGTCTAAGTGCATCCTAATGTCATCACTACAGAAGATAGAAATTAAAAAGGCAACTATAACTCCAGAAGCAGGGAGTTTTGAGGAGCCTAGCAACCCTCCTTTAGGTTATCGTGCTACTCGACATTTAGGTGATAAGAGACTTGTTGGAGAGAATATTACTCCTCATATTGTGCAAGTGGATTACTTTGAGGATATATTATCCCCAGCTGTAACTTGTTATCTTAAAATATCTAATACTACTAATTTGTATAATAGAGTTCCAATAAGAGGATATGAAAGAGTTGATCTTACTATTGGTACTACTAATGGAGATTTTCAATTTGATGATGGTGCTGATGGTAGAGATGAGTGTCCTTTTTATGTTATAGGTATTCAGGAGTTAATGCAGGTTGAAGGACAAGAGACTTTTACTTTGGTTTTGAGTACATTAGAAAATTTAAGAAATGAGACTTCTAGGTGTCAGAGAAGATATGAAAGACTACCAATAAGTTCTCATGTTCAAGATATATTGGAGAATACTCTTAAAGTACCAACTGAACGTATTGCTGAGGTAGAACCTAGTATTACTCCTTATGGTTTTATTGGTAATAATAAGAAACCATTTCATATATGTACATGGTTAGCACCTAAAGCACAGCCAGGATCAGAAGGAACGTCTGGTACTTCTGGATCAGGTGGTTTGGCTGAAGCAAAAGGTACTTCTGGATTCTTCTTCTATGAAAATTATGATGGATACCACTTTAGATCAGTGGATAGCATGATTAAATCAACAGCAGAAGCAGCAAATCCTCTTGCAATGGCAAATAGGGCATTAGGAAGAGGAAATTATGTTCCTACTTATACTGCTACTTCTATGATTTCTAGAGATGAAGGTAGTGGAGAGAATGATAGACAAATTATCCATCATTATATGGATAAGAACACAAATGTACAAAAGAATTTGAGAGTTGGATTATACTCTAATTTGACATATTTTTATAATCCATTAACATGGCAGATGGATGCTGTTAAGTATAATCTTAAGGCAGAATCTGAAGGTAATGTCAAAACTTTAGGTGATAAAATTCCAATACCTGAAGGTGATATCACAACATTTGCCTCAAGATTATTAGTTAGAATAGGTGACACAGGAATGTGGGATCCTTCTTTAGTTGAGGAACAAGGCGAAGTGCCTGGATCTGGTAGGGATAATTCTGATATGGCTAAGGCCTTTTCTAGATATACACTCCTCTTCACTCAGTCCCTAAATATTGTGATACCATGTGATGTCAAGTTGCGTGCTGGTCAGGTTATTAAGGTTGAATTACCTGTAGTCGGACCAACTGAAGGTGATAATAAAGAAATAGATCAAGAATCTAGTGGTTATTATCTAATTCGTAGTTTAAGACATCATTTTGAAATAGCTGACGGTAGGAATACTACCTCATTAAATCTCGTAAGAGATTCATACGGGCAAACTTAATTACGGTACTTACTTATGGAATCAATAGAAGCACACATCGAAAAAGACAAACAGATCTTAGACGATAAAACTACAAATCCACAGATGCGTAGACATATTGAGGAAGAACTACATGATTTAATTGAATACGAAGAACATCATCATGAAGAGATTGTTGCAGGAGATCATCATGATCCTAACTGCATTGAACTTTTCTGTGATCAACATCCAGATGAGCCAGAATGTTTAATTTATGACGACTAATGTTAGATAGTGCCCTATTAAAGACCAATTTTGTTGGTAGAGATGGTTTCGTATGGTGGATTGGCAGAGTTGCCGATCCAGATGTATGGCGTAATCAGGCTACCGACACTGATGCTGGATGGGCATTTAGGTGTAAGGTTAGAATAATTGGTTATCATCCTTTTGATGATAGTGAACTAACAGATGAGGATCTTCCTTGGGCTCATGTCCTAGTAGATGCTACTTCTGGTAGTGGACAGGGTACTTTCGGTGAAAGTTCCCGAATGGTTGGTGGAGAAACTGTATTTGGTTTCTTTATGGATGGTGAGGAAGGACAACAGCCAGTTGTTTTTGGAGCATTAGCAAGAACAGTAAACTCAAAGGGACCACAGAACGCAGCAGTTGCTGAAGGAGCAATTGCTGCAGAGTCAGGTGCTTGGGGTGTTGCTTCTGGAAGAAAAGGTAGCGGATCAGGACAAACAACATTACCATTATCTGAGAACGCACCAGCTGGAACTCCATCCGATAATGCTTCTAATAGGGTAGGTACAGAACAATCTGTAAATGTTACTAATAGACAAACAGGAGAATCTGAGAAGAAAACAGAATCTTCAGCAGGACTTGAAGGTATTAGTAAAGCACGGAAGGCTGACCAAACATTCGCTGATATAAGTTTAGGACCACATGGTTTCTCTAACGGTTGTACTAATGACGCTCTTAGTGATATTACTCATGCCATTGGGAGCTTTCTTAAGACAGTAAACTCTTTGACAGAGTATGCAGGGGCATATGTTGACTCTGCAAATAATCTTCTTGCTGATATTGAGAAGATAGTTAACAAGGCTTCTAGGTTAGTTACAGGAGCTGTTAAACTTATTATTAATTCAATTCGAGATAAGGTACTCGGATTATTAGGTAAGAGGTTTAGAGATTTTGTTGGATTAATTGTACCAGAACCACAAAAATCTCCAGTAGTAAATGCATTTAAGAGAATAATGGACATTCTCTTCTGTGTCTTGGAACAATTAGGTATTGATCTATTTGATTCCTTGAAGAAGATGTTCAAAGATATGATAGGAAAGGCTCTTAATTCATCAGTTTGTGCAGTTGAACAGGCTGTTGGTGCAGTTATGGCTGATGTTAATGATAAGATTAAGGCCGGCACTAAACCAATTATAGACGGATTAGATTGGTTGACTGGTGCTATGGATGGAATGGGTGGATTGTTGAGTAAGGTACAATCATACATTGATATGTTGATGAGTTTCTTAGCTTGTGACTCTTTACAATGTAAGGAATATCAAGATTGGACTCAGGGTAGTGGATTATCTGCTAAACCAGCAACTAAGATGTCTTCTGTATTGGATAATATTGATATAATTGATAAATTAGATGTTGCTGCAGGTTCACCATTAGAGGAAAGATTCTCTTTACTAAGTCTTTTGAATGGTGATGTAGCTGATTTCTTTGATTGTAATGAAAAAACTAATAATCCTAAGACTCAAGATGATCTAGGAAATAGTATTCCGCCAGGATTCACATGGCCAGAATGTATTCCTCCTAAAATAGAAGTTCATGGTGATGGTAGTAAGACTGCTGCACTACTTCCTATTATATCTGGTTTAGATGGAAGCATCTTAACTATGGAGATATTGGAGAAGGGATGGGGATATACTAATCCACCAACTATTAGTATCATTGATAAGACTAATCATGGTGGTGGAGCAATAGCAGAAGCTATTCTTGATGGTAATGGATCCATCGTTGACATCTATATGATGGCTAATGGTAGTGGATATTGTCCATCGACTAATGTTGTACCACCTAAGTATCCTGTTACAGAGGGGCCAGGTGCTGGAACTACAACTGGTATAGGAACTGATGGATTATCATTAGATACTGTTCCTCCATATATTACATTTACTACACCTGCAGATGATGCTGTTGGAGTACAGACTGGAGTATCATTATCAATGACCTTTAACGAACCAATAGTTAAAGGACAGGGACATATTACTATTATGGAATCAAATAGTAATGTTATTCATGAAAAAATTCCTGTACCTGATAATGATAGAATATCCTTCTTATCTGATAGAATTATAGAGGTAAACCCAGATAAGGATCTTCAATTTGATACTGAGTATCATATAATGATGAGTGAGGGTTCATTCTTTGATCTTACTGGTAATCAATTTGTTGGTATTGCTTTAACTGATACTTATAATTTCACTACAAGAGGTGTTGCTGGAATTGGAAGTCAGGCAGTTGGTATTGTTACTGACTTGAGACCAGTTAGGCCTGGAATAGGATATACTTCTGGTGATATGGGTATAGTAGGTAAGTGTACATTTGATCTTCTCCTTACACCTGCTGGTTCTATTGTTGGTGTAACCAATATTGCATGTAAGGATAAACATAATCAATCTCCAAAAGTCTCAATAAATACTAAGACAGGTAGGGGAGCACAACTAATTCCAATTATTAACTATAGTCCTGACTATGTTTCAGATATTGGTGAAAAACCAGATGGTACTGGTCCTATATTGGTTGTTGATGTTGTTAACTGTGTAGGTAAACCTTTAACTGGGAGTGGAGTTAGTTAATGGCACAAGAAAAGGATATCCAACAAACCGATACCAAAGAATATTATGGTAATTATCCTGGCTTTAGGATTGCTTCTGGGATAAAAATTCCTGATGGAGAATTGCAAGGTAAATATGTAGACTTGGAGATGATAACCGATGAAGGTCAGGGATGGGCCTTTTATAAAGACGGTTTACATAAGATGGTTGTTAATGGAACATCTTATGAGATAGTTGGTTTCCGAGGAAAGGATGGTGTACCAGCTAAGATGATCACTGCTAACTCAGGTAATATTTGCCTTGAAGCATTAGATGGTGATATAATATTAAAGGCAAGGAATATTAGATTCAAGAGTACAGATGAGTTTACAGTAACTTCTGGTAAACATATATCATTACAATGTGCAGAGATGCATCTCTCAGCTACCAATGTTAATATTCTTGGAAAGAAAAATCTCTCTATGGGTGCTCAGTTTATAGAAATTAGTGGAGGAGTATCAGTAGAAGAGGGTACTCAGACAGATAAGAAACAAGGTGGATTCCTTGGTAGTATTATTGGTACGTTCGATAAGTTTAAGGACTTCTTATAATGGCAAAGACCTGTTCGATTCAGATGATAGGTGACAAATGTGTCATCGGAGCCCTTGATAAGTCTTATTTACTTGGGTCTAGGATATATCCTGGCACCTTAGTCTCTAATGGTCCTGCATATTTTGGAATGACTCCTAATCAGGGAATTCCATTGGCGACGGTGATGATTGGACCACCGATAGGTATTCCTGCTAAGTTAACTCTTAAGGTTGATGGTATATCAGAGTATTATGGAGTCAGTAATTTTTATTCAGTAAACAATTACTATGGGTTATGTACTAAGTATGAGGCAACTATTAGGAAGGCACTTAGTCAAACTGATGGTACTAATGTTAAGAATGCTCTAAACATTGCAAATGATAAGTCACAATTTAATTCTACACTAACTGTTGCAGGTAAAGTAACTATCGGTGGTACACTTAAAGTTGCTGGTACAATTAGTAGTCCAACTATTAGTATGTTGAGTGCTAGGATTTCTTCTAAGAAGGGATTCGATATTCCTCATCCTACTAAAGATAATCACAGATTGAGACACGTATGTCCAGAAGGTCCAGAGTCTGCTGTTTATATTCGTGGTATATTAAAGGATAAGAATACTATTGAACTTCCTGAATATTGGAAAGGATTAATAGATCCAGAGAGTATTTCAGTTCAATTGACCGCAATAGGTCATGCACAAGATTTATTTGTAGGTGATGTTATTGATTGGGGTACAAAGATAGAAGTTAAGTCAGGAACTGGAACTTCAATCAATTGTTATTATGATGTATGGGCTAATAGAGTTGGAGAAGCGTTACATGTTGAATACAAAGGCTTGACACCAAGGGACTATCCAGGCGATAATAAGGAGTATAACATTAACGGTTTATGAGGATTCATAAAATCTTTCCGTTGATTGTATATCAAGGGGAAGTTGAGTGTCACAAGGAATTTAAGCAACAACACTTAGATTCTTTGAGGGATTATTGGTTTAATGGTTATCGTAATGAAAGCCCAGAGTTTTCTGGTAAAATATTTTTACACAATAACCCAAAGTATAATCAATTTTTTAGTGAGTTAAGAAACCATATTGATGAATATTATAAGGTTCTTAATGTAGACTATGACAAACTTAGTTATCATGTAGTTAAATCATGGACTGGTTACCATAATCATGAAGTGCCAGTATTAAAACCACATAATCATAATGAAACTAATTTAAGTTTTATATATTATGTTAAAAGTGATGAGAATTCTGATAGGTTATTGCTTATGCAGAATACTAATAGGAATGAATCTGTTGGAGGATTATTTGAAACATCTGATCAGAAAAATTTGATAAAGATGTTTAATGAGTTTAATTGTAATTACTATACCATTACTCCAAAGGAAGGAACTGTTGTAATATTTCCTGCTGATACCATACATAGTACTCAAAGAGTGGCTAATAATCAGGAAGAAAGAATAGTTATACCTGGCGATATAAGAGTTACTTTAAAACCAGAGTATGCAGATTATTCTCAGGGATCAACACATCCTGAACAATGGTTAGAGTTGTCAAATAAATACGAACGGAGACCTGCGTAAAACCAATGTTTTGTAGAGTAAGAAAAACACTTAAAGAATATCGTGAATGGCAACTTAAATTCTATACACGAGCACAAGATACTCTTGAAGTAAGACTTGCTGGCATTAAGGCTGCAAAAGCTAAACTTGAAGAACAAATGTCTAGAGACACAATTAGTGTAGACGAGAACTAATGGCAGACCCGCAAAAGATAGCTAAAAGACTGAGGGATGACCGAAATCAGAAAGGTGATCAGGTCAAACAGTTAAATGAGCAATTGACTCTTGTTGATGCTGTTATTGACGAGTACGATGAAATAATTAATAAATTAGATGATAAGATCCCTCCTTTAATTGTACCTATTAATGAGAAGATTAAGGCAGTAGAGACTGCTTATCATGCTAGAATTACTCATGGATGTAGGAGCGATCTTGCGTGGCAACTTCAGGAAACAAAGAAATATAGTAATAACAATAACTATGAGGTATATCAGGTTGTAAAAGATCCTGCTACATACCAATTTAAAGGATATTATGGTGCAAAGTATTGGAAGTATCCTAAGAACAGAGAGTATGGTGCTAACGTTGTAGATGTAATTGATATTGCAGATGCTAATGTTGGTAGTAATACATTAGTCATATTTGATGAGGATGCTCCAAGTCTTACAGGATTTGAGACGGGAGTAACTGCTGGTATTAGTACGGGAGATTATATTACTGATTCTTTGGATGATGCTTTGGTATTCCAGTCAGGTAATACTCCAAGAGTAGTTGGTTTGGGTACTACAAGTTATCCTGGCCAGAGATATGCTGTTAGTGGATTCTGTACTTCTGGTGATACTAAGATATATGATGATCAAAAGATTGGATTCTTAACCGCATTTAGTATTGGTGACCATGTTTATGGTATGTCAGACAAGTCTGGTGGTGGTATTATACAGAATAATACTACTATAACTGGTTTTGGAACAGCAGTTGGAATCGTTACTGTTGTTGGTACTGATTCTATAACTACAAGTATTTCTGTAACTATAGATTATGCAGTCCTTAATAACCCAGTAACTGCAAGTATTGCTGCAACTGTTGGACATACATTCTATGTTGGTATAACTAGTACCTATTATTCTGTAGAATTGAGTGAACAACCAAGTGTTAGTGTTGCTAGTAGTACTTTCCTTGTTATTAGACCTCCTGATACTGGAGATATAACATTTGAATCGTCTAAAAATCCTATAGACCCAGTAGAGATAGGTATTGCCAAGGGTGCTCAGATAGGTAAAGGACATAAATTAGTCCTTACTAATAATGGTGATCCTGATATTGTTGCACAATGGAGTGAGGCAAAAGAAGAACCAGAACCAAAGGTTGGTGCTGGTAGGATAGAATATTGGGTTGGAACGACTAACTGGCCAGTGTATTATCCATTTAGTTCAGGTGGTGGTGCAGTAGATCCAGTATATGCTCCAGAAGGATATAAAATTATTTGTCAAATTGGTGGAACTGCTAATGCATCGTTAGCATATGAAAATACTCCACCTTCAGGTAGTATTCCAGGCGATTGTGGTACTTATGATGCTGCTATTGCTACCGCAGAATCAGAGATGAATGCTCAGATTGCTCAAGATACTCCAAAGATTAATCATTATATTAATGGTGCTGCTTCATTAAGAAGTCTTAGAAATGATGATGAGACAGAGGCTTGGGGATACCTTCAGGCGATTGGATATATAAATGAGAAAAGAAAAGGTTTGCAAAAGAACGCAGATGACATTGCAGACTTCAATTGGAAGGACGTTGGTATTACTTAGATGATTCACATTGATTGTTCTAGAGAGTACTTAGATTGGTCGAAATATGATCTCTCTAAGGATGAGGTCTATATTATAGATAATCTTTTTCCAGGCTGGTTTGTTCACTATGTCGATGATCTTATAATGACCAGTTATGACTGGTTTTGGGGTCATAGTAGTGGATATGCAGAGGATGGAAGAGATGTTGGTGCAGATCCAGAATGGCCAGAAGTACCAGCATTAAAACAACAAATATTTCCACCACGTAAGGAAGGAGCGCAAGATAGTTGTTATAGAATGATATACAGTGCTGTTATGTCTTCTATACCTTTTGAGGTAGAATTGGGTGAGATATTGATTAATGGACAACAATATATCCATAACACTAATCCCCATCAGGATTGTCCTTGTGATAATGGACTTAGTTTCTGTTATTATGTCAATAAACAGTGGGATCAAGAATGGGGTGGAGAGTTAATGGTTAAATTAAATGATGAGTGGACTGGTATTCCTCCTTCTCCAGGCAGAGTAATATTCTTTAAGGGTAATATATGGCATCATGGGTTACCACCTAATGAGAAGTATCGTGGATTAAGATCTAGTCTTGTCTATAAAACTATGAGAAAAGTTCCATTACCTGAAAAATAATGAAATTCGATTTATATCCAACCGTAATGTGTGCGGAGAAACTTGAAATAGATAATGATAAGTTAATGGAACGTATTGATGCGTTCCATAAAGATACTCCTTCAACTAATATTTCAAATGTTGGTGGGTATCAAGGACATAATTTTGAGGATGAGGAGTTAGTATCTGCTATTATTAAAGCAACACCTACAATGGAAGGTAAACAGTTCCTTGGTGATTTAATATGTGCTACTTGGGTTAACATTAATAAGAAAGACTCATTTAATACTCCACATACTCATTTGGATACTCAAGTTCTTATTTCTGGTACATATTATGTGAAAACTCCTGAAAATTGTGGTAGAATAAGATTTCATGATCCTAGAGGATCATTAATAGCCGCAATGCCTGATTATCAATATTATTATAATGGTGAGTCAATTACATATATTACACCAGAGCCTGGAATGTGTTTATATTTTCCACCTTGGTTAGAACATGACGTAGAACCTAATAATTCAGATGATATTAGAGTATCTGTATCTTTTAACATACTGTTTCCGAAAACATGAGAAAAGAAATCTTTGCTATTACTATCTTTGAGGATACTGTAGATTTAGATAAGATTGTTGTTCCATATAAGGATGAACAATTAGAACCTACTTGGGATTCTGGTGTTCCGTCTACATTTGGTAGTCAGAAAGGAGTTCCTGAGTCAACTTATGCATATCTCTCGGAAGTCGTTAACAGGAATCTAGGTCCTGCTCAATTGATGGGCCCAGATGCTACATTTGGTCACATGTGGGCCAATAAATATGGTGAAAATGACTATCAGGATGCACATATGCATCCAAATTGTCAGTGGAGTTTTATTATATACGTTGATGTATATGCTAAGACTTCATTTCTTAATCCCTCATTAATTGGTATTCAAAATCAAATGGGAAGTGGTAATGGTGCCTTTCCTTTAGATTATAAACCAGACTTGGGGCCTGGAAGTATCGTGATATTTCCATCATTTTTGATACATCAGGTCAACAGAGGAAATGTAGGGACTACTATCTCTGGAAACATTTACATGGATTACTCATGAATAAAGAAGAATATCAAGCAAAATGTGATGCAGTAGAAGATACTGCTTATGCTCAGAAGGGTAATCCCCAAGCATTTGGTAATGAACTATTACTTCAGAATATAGATGCATTTGGTGTTGCCATTTCAGAGTTGCATCATAAAGTCAGAGCATTAGAACGTGCTGTACAAGATTTGGAACATAAGGTTACATCAATTGACGCAAACCTAAATCAGGTGTATGATAAAGTCATTGAGGAGTAATTATGGTAAAAAGGACATTTGAATCTAAGGACAAGAAAGGTCGTAAGACTACTTGGGAATGGGAAGAAACTCCTGAACTAGCTGCTTTCATTGCGAAACAGACTGGTAAACCAACATTGAACGAGAAACCACAGAAGAATGAGGAATGATTTCTTTTCTGTTCCTTTTTTTATTGATACGGTAGACCTAGGAAAGATTAAGATTATAGATGAGGAGCTTAGACCTACCTTTAGATCAGGACTTAAAACTAGTCTGAGAACCAATAAACAGGTAAGTAATGATACTATTCAGCACATATCTGAGGTTGTTGGTAAAAATATTGATTCCCTTGGAGTTAAATATGGTACTGCTAGTATAGAAGAGATCTGGAGGAATAAGTACGAGTCCCCACAGGATTTTCAAGATCCTCATATCCACTGTTATTCACAGTGGAGTTTTATCATATATGAGGATGTTGATGTATCCAGAACAGTCTTTCTTAATCCATATAGGTTTAGGGTAGAATCCCAGATGAGCATGTATGATGAGTATTTCACGATGGACTATAGACCAGAACTACATAATGGTGATATAATCATATTTCCATCATTCGTAGAACACTATGTTCTCAGTGGTGGTACGGGAACTACCATTGCTGGTAATGTATTCCTATCGCCTGAATAGCACAGTGGTAGTGCAGGGCTTTTGTAAAGCCAAGGTCGGGGGTTCAAATCCCTCTTCAGGCATCCCCTTTGGGGATAGGTGGTGCCACCTACATTCTGGACAGGGGTTCGACTCCCCTCACCTCCACCTTTGCTCCTTAGCTCAGTTGGTAGAGCGGTTGACTGTTAATCAATTTGTCGCTGGTTCGAGCCCAGCAGGAGCAGTCATGGGGGTGCCAAGGTTTCGACAGGGTATCAGGAGCATGACTGAAACCTGCTCGGTTAGAGCACAAAACAGATGCAAAACCATCTGACACTGCTGCGAATAACATCGTAGCGTTCTCTCGTCTTATGACAAGAGAATTCTCACGCAGAACCGAATTGGTTACTGCCTAAGGTGAGATCGGGGTGAGATCAGCCTTGTTACCCAAGTGATCCTAGGGGGTGTAATGCCCCTGCATATATAATGGTAAAGCCATGCGTTTACAATTCTGGTATAGTAGGGACATGCAACTGTGGCGTTGGTCACTTTATACACGGCACTATGCTCCTGAAGGTAAGGATTATCACCAAGAATCAGGTCAGGAACGAGAAGTTAGGGATGCTATGAACCATGTTGCTGATGTGGTTGAAAAACTAGTGAAAGAAAAGAATGAAAAATGTTTGAACTAAACCCTGAATTAGAAATAGTTGCAATCACTGACATAGGCCCTGATAAAAGAAAGGCCATGATCATTGAGAATATCTATAAGAATCCAGATGAAGTTAGAGAACTCTGTATAAAACTTCCTAAACAGGATCAGTTTGAGTTATGCCAACATCATCCTGGCAGTAGGGTATTCATAGAACATAAGGAAATACATAAGAATTTAGAACCACTGTTTAGACAGTTATGTTGTGATGAACAGTATTGGGAGAGGCCTACAGATATACAGTGTTTGAATAGATCTTTGGCCGCATTGGGTTTCATGTGTAATGTTAGTAACTCTGAGTCAGTTACTAAGAAACCATTAGGTCTTCTTCCTCATCAGGATTATTATAGTTTTCAACCATCACCTTTTCAATTTGGTGCTGTAATTTATTTGAATAAAGGAGAAGAGGAACAAGGTGGTACTGATATGTGGAGTTTCTGTGGTAAACAGACTATAGATGATAATTTAACTCACTTATATAAAGACTATGATATTGTGAAGATAAGGGCAGATGTTTATGACTCTGTAATGGCGTGGAGACAGGAGTTTATGTTTGGTATGAAATTTAATAGGTGTATTTTATATCAAGCAGATGTTCTTCATGCACCATTCATGACTTCTGGTATGTTTGATACATGTGATAGAATGACTCAGGTACTATTCTTCTAGTGTTTGAGTATTGCACAGGTTCTCTTTCTCTGAGTGTCTAAATAGGTTTAGGAAATACTAGGTTGATGTTAAAATGCCTCTATCAAGATTAGAAAATTTTCTGAAGAATGCTGAGGGTAACATTCTATATGTTAACCCTAGTGATTTCGATGCCACTGACAGTATTGAAAACAGAGGTAATTCTCAGACACGTCCCTTCAAGACAATACAGAGGGCATTAATAGAAGCGGCAAGATTCTCTTATCAGAGTGGACAGAATAATGATAAGATAGACAGAACAACTATACTTGCATATCCAGGCGTACACTATATTGATAACCGTCCAGGCTTTACGGTAACAAATAATGGTGGTAACGCTCAGTTTAAACAAAGAAAGAACGCAGGTTGGCAGACTACAACATTATCTCAGTTTACTACTGAAAGTAACTTTGATATCCTAGATCCTAATAACGAACTTTACAAGTATAATAGTACCGAGGGTGGTGCTATTATGCCTCGTGGTACTTCCATCATTGGTTTTGACCTTCGTAAGACTAAACTAAGACCATTATATGTACCAGATCCTACTAATGATCTGATGCAATATGCTGGTGTACTTCGTGTAACTGGTACTTGTTACTTTACTGCCTTTACTATTTTTGATGCAGACATTGGTAAGACTGCATACTATGACTATGATAGTAATACCAAGGCACCTACATTCTCACACCATAAGTTAGCGACATTCTCATTCGCTGATGGTATGAATAATGTACTGATTGATGGTACAGATAGTCAGTTGACTGACCTTGACATGTATTACTTCAAGGTTGCTAAGGCCTATGGAGATTCATCTGGTCGTCCTCTTGGAGATTATCCAACATTTACTGACTTTGAACCTAACGTAGACGAATTTAGAATTGTTGGTGACCTTGCTGCTGACCCAGTTGGTATTACTTCTATTAAGTCTGGTGATGGTAATACTCCTAGTTCAACTATTACAGTTAATACTAATAAAGCACACGGGTTATTCAAGGATACTCCCGTTCTAATTACTGGTATTACTACTGCTGTTAATTCATATAATGGATCATTCTTGGTTGATGAGGTAACAACTGCCAATCAATTCAGGTTTGTTACTCCAAATGTACCTGGCAATGCACTACCTACTGCACAGGAAATTCAGAACTCATCTGTTATTATTGAGTCTGACACTGTAGGATCTGCATCACCATACGTCTTTAACTGCTCACTCCGTTCTGTTTACGGTATGAACGGTTTGGATTGTGATGGAGACAAGGCAACTGGTTTCAAATCTATGGTTTGTGCCCAGTTTACTGGTATCTCTATCCAGAAGGATGATAATGCTTTCATCTTATATAATCCAACAACTGCAATCTTTAACGATACTACTACAGTTTCTGAGTCAGAGAAACCATTACACTCTAACTCTAAGGCAATATACAAACCAACCTATGAAACCTCTCACATGAGGACTAGGAACAACGCTGTTGTTCAGTTGGTTTCTGTGTTCGCTATTGCATATGCTCGTCACTTCCATGCAGAGAGAGGTGGTGACGCTTCAATTACGAACTCTAACTCTAACTTTGGTCAGACTGCTCTTGAGTCATCTGGATTCAAACCAGAATCATTTGATAGGGATGACACTGGATATATTACTCACGTAATTCCACCAAGAGAGATTATTAAGGAAGATTCTACTGCTTCTTGGTTGACATTTGATACTAGAAAGACTATTGGTATCGGTGTTACGGATAGATTATATCTATATGGTTATGATAGTCCAGAGATTCTACCTCCAGCAGAGGTTGACTCTTTCAAGGTTGGTGCTAGAAAAGGTGAGAGAATGTATCTGAGTTTGGTTAATACCCTCTCAGGTCAAGCAGTACAGGAAACCTATGAGACTCCGATTCTCATGCAGGTTCCTAGTGGTATTGGTACATCTCATGCTAAACAGTATGAGGTTATTAGAAATTCTGGTGTTAATGCCATTATTTCTAACGTTATCCAATTAAAGGTTAATCATCAATTAGTTAATGGTGAGAAAGTTAGAGTCTTTAGTAATACTGGTGAGACACCGAATGGTATAGTTAACGATAAGGTTTACTATGCAATATCTGGTGGTACTCTTGCTGCAGATAGAATACAGTTGGCCGCAACGTTTAACGATGCTTCTGCACGTAGACCTATTACTGGATTATCTAATGGTGGTGGTAAATTATTCATTAGATCTACTGTTTCAGATAAAGAACCAGGCGATCCAGGCCATCCAATGCAGTTTGATGATGGTACTTATACTATTAATAGTGTACCAAATGTCATTGGTGGTTGGTATATACTAGGACATCCAAGTACAACATATAACAGTATATTCCCATCACTTAATACCATTGGTGTAGGTGTTATTGGTGAAGAGACTGGTACTACATTCATCAAACGTCGAGTAGATAACAGATCACTACTTGATAGATTGTATAGAGTTAGGTATGTTATACCGAAAGAACATACAAATGCTCGTGCTCCTAAGCCTGGTTATATTCTACAGGAATCTAAGACTGTAGGTATTCAGAGTGCTTCTTACTTGACTGCTGACTTGAGTAACCCTACTCAACTTAAGAACGTCAAGGTTATTAAGAACGCAACATATGCTGCTAATACTCTTACATATACTACTGAACTTGCACATAGACTTCAGACAGGTGACTTAGTAACTATTAGAAATGTTGAGAGTGCTAATAATAGTACAGGATTGTTCAATATTGGTTTTAATGGTGTTCATCCAGTCGATGCTGTTCAGTCAACTAAGAAGTTTACTGTTAGTGGTATAAGTACTGATCCTGGCGTATTCTGGAACACAGTTAACCAAAGAACTACACAACAACAAATTGAAGATTTACCCACAGTACAGAGATCTAAGGCAAATGATACTTTCTCTGTCTATAGGGTACAAGAGAATAGACCACACGTACCAGGCACATCTGGACAAGATGGTGTATATAACCTAACGATGGTTTGCGGGTCAATTCCACTGGACAAAGACCTTGGATTCGGAGTTTCATTTAAATCGTTCTCTCAGGATGTAAGACATCTATATCCACAACAGGATAGAGATAACTATGATGCTGACCCACAACCAGCGATTACACACTCAAGTGCTAAGGTTGTTGGTGAAGTTGTAACTAACGATAAGAAGAAATCTATTACTCGTGAGTCACTGTCATACTTTATGCAGGGACAACAGGTAGGTTATGCTGTAACGGGTGCAGTTATTACTGGTACGGGTAATACTACAGTTACACTCTACACTGATGTAGAACATGGATTCAACCCAATTAAAGCATTAACTCTTACTAATGCAGGTGCTGGATATAATAATGGATCAGGTATTGGAACTGTAATATATGCAGCAGATCTTGAAAATGCTGGATTGTTAGGTAAGAATGCTTCTGCAGAAATTGCTGTTTCTGCTGCAGGTACTATTACTAACGTTAAACTTCTTGATGGTGGTTGTGGTTATGGTATAGGAAATACCATGACAGTTTCCTCCTTCCCAGCAGGAGCACCTGCAGTTGCTGGTGTAGTTGAAGTTACTTCAATCTTCCAAAATAGAGGAGATGGTTTAACACTATCTGGATTTGAGACTGATGAGTTAAATGGTACATTTAAGATTGTTGATATCCCAAGTTCTAAGTCCGTATCTGTTGAGATAGGTACTTCTAGAACATTATCTCCATACTTTATAGGTAGAGATGATAGAAGGAACCCAACTTATAGTCTTGCAAACATTGGTGTAGGTGTTACTTATATTGATGTAACTCGTGAGACAGGTATTGCAACACTTAGAACAGATAACAATCATTCACTTGTTGCTGGTAATGCCTTTACTATCTGGGGTACAAAGAACGAACTATTTGAAGATAGGAAGTTTGTAGTAGATGGTGTAGAGGATGCTCTACCACTAAGAAGTATTGTATTTAACGTTGGTATTATCACTTCTGGTATTGCAACCAATTATGATACAACTGCCAACAGACTATTTGGTACAGGTATCAGAGCAAATGGTAAGTCATTGAGTGCAGGTGAGAATAACCTTGCAGGTAGAGGATCATACTTCTATACAGGTATATCAACTACAATCAATTCTCCATTAACATCTACTGATACTACCATTACTCTATCATCCACTGATGGATTCCAGCGTGGTGATTATTGTATGATTAATGGTGAGGTTGTTAGATTTACTAGTGACAACATCAACAATATTATTCGTGGTCAGTTTGGTACATTGGCATCTTCTGCCATTACTGGTACTACCATTAAGAAGATACAAGTTCTACCGATGGAATTGCGTAGACCTTCTATCCTTCGTGCATCTGGTCATACATTTGAATATCTTGGATATGGTTCTGGTAACTATTCAACATCATTACCACAGAAACAAGATAGAGTTCTATCAGACTCCGAAACACTTGCCGCTCAGAAGAAAGAACTAGATGGTGGTACTGTTGTTTACACTGGTATGAATGATTCTGGTGACTTCTACACTGGATATAAGAGATTATCCTCTATTACTGGTGAGGAAGAAGTCATTGAGGCACCTGTATTTACATATACTGGTGATGACGCAGAAGCAGAGACTATTAAGAGAAAGTCTGGTGTATTTGATGAAGTATTAATCAGAGAATCACTCACAGTTGAGGGTGGAGACAACAATAATAGAACATCACAGTTCTATGGTCCAGTTAACTTCACTGAGAAGATAACAAACACATCTGATGATGGTATTGAAACTATTAACTTCTCACTTAGAGGAGATGCCCCACAGGGTAAGTTCATTACTGTTGGTATATCAACTCCAGTAGGAACCAAGAGATCTGGTGACATATCATTCATTGGTAACCCTAGTGCTGGTGGATTCTTAGGACATATATTTGCAGAAGGTGAGTGGAGAAGGTTTGGTGTAGTATCTCAGGAAAGAGATAGGAACTTCCTTAAGGTAGATCAGATTGGTATTGGTCAATCTGGTGTTGGTGCATTTAACTTCAAGGATTCATTAGAAGTTAATGGTGTTGTTAAGGTTAAAGACCTTTATGTTGCTGGTGTTGTTACCTTTGCTGCCAACCAGGCATTCGCTGGTGTGTCTTATGACACCTTAGTTGTTAAGAAAGTTGCTAACTTCTGGGGATATAACACTACTGGTGGTACATCTCCTGCAGGACTTCCTTGGGCAGATCATGGTTACTACACCATTGTTGACGAGGGTGGTACATCAAGACTTAATAACATAGAAGTTGTTGGTACATATTGTACATTTAAACCTGCATCACAGATAGTGATTGAAGGCCCAATGAAGTCTACCTTCGCTGGGGTAAGTACATTTGAAGGTACACTTAAAGTAGGTAACTTAGAGAGTACTGGTGGTACATTCAACGGTACATATGTTAATGCAAGTAATGGTTCGTTTGGAACCCTTGAGGCAGTTAACCAGTTATATGCTAAGGCAGGTTTATGTACTGATTTGCATGTTACTGTTGGTGTTGTAACTAACGGATTGTATGCTGATATTGGTATCACAACCCTATCTCATGTAACCACAGAGTATGTCAATACTGCTAATATCTACAGTGGTATTGTTACTAACCTCAATGTTACCAATACTGCTACTATTGCCAATGCGACAATAACGAATGAGACTACAACTAATGCTACCATTACTAATGGTACTATTAATACTCTGACTTGTCCAACAGGTAATTTCACAGATATTAACTTCACTGATGACCTTATCGGACCTGATGCTTACTTCTCTAATGATGTAGACTCAGATGCCATGACTACCAGACAAATTGGTAGTAAGTATGGTGCGAACCCAGGCAATAATGCACATCAGTTGCATGTATTTGCTAACGCAGGATTCTATACTTGTATTACAGGTTATGCCTGTACAATGGAAAGAATCAACATGAAGTCTACTGGAGATGGTGTTTGTTCTCCTAAGATATATGCCAATACTGGTATTATAACTGACTTGTCTGCTGGTTCTACAAATAGTATGACCGTTGATGCTGGTTCTGCTGGTCAGATTAAGTCATTCCAGTTTGAATCAACTGCAACAACTGTTCCACCTATTAAGACATCATCTAGTGTCAAGTGTGTTAACTTGAACGCTGATTTACTTGATGGTCTGTCAATGATAGACAATAACTGGACTTCTGGTGCATCTATTGTTGGTAGGGATAGTAATGGTGACTGTAAAGTACATGATATTACTGCTAACCTATTCCAAGGTGGATCTGGTGCTTTCCCATCAGGATTAACTGCTGGTGGATCTAATATTACTGGTTCATCTACTATTAATAACCTGACTGTCACTGGATCGTTCAATGCTGCGGCAGGAACAAACTTCGGTGGTAATGCTGATACGGCAACTACTGCAACTCATGTTAATGGTACAAGTGGATGTGTTCTTTATCAGTCTGGTAACAACCAAACAACAACAGATAATGATCTGAAGTTTAATGGTAATAAACTGACTGTTAAGGACTTTGAGTGTACTGGTTCATTTACTGCAAATATTTCTGCACTGGTTCCTACTCTTGCTCAGAACGTTGCTGGTTCAGGTGGTAGGGTTCTTTATAATAGTTCTACTAACAATACCTCAGATTCAGGCAATCTAACATTTGATGGAACTAATCTAAGTTGTGGTGGTAACATTACTGCTTATTCATCTGATATTAGACTTAAGACAGAGATTCACACGATTGAAAATGCCGTTGCGAAGGTATGTATGTTGAAGGGATTCACATATCAGTGGAACGACCTCGCCAAGGAAGAGATGGGATTTGACACTGAAGAGAGAATATCTGGTGTATCTGCCCAAGATGTTCAGAATGTATTACCAGAGGCAGTTAAACCTGCTCCTGCTAATGATAAGTATCTTACAGTACAATATGAGAAGTTGGTTCCTCTACTTATTGAATCTATTAAAGAACTTAAGTCAGAGATAGACCAGTTGAGACATGACAAGGCGGATAGAATTACGAAGAACCACTACTAATGGCAGAGAAATATCAACCTACACAATTTAATGAAGGTGACTGGTGGTGTGAGGCGAGGATGGGCATTAAAGAAGTCCGAATCGTTCATCACACCTTAGAGGAGTATATGAAAAATACTAAGGATATACCAGAGGATCATCTATCATATCTGGAACATATGCACTCCAAACTCTTTGGTATGATTGCAGAGTTTAATTTTGTATTTCAAAAACCGCACGATAAATAGTTTTAACTGATACCTTATTATGGATTTGAATTTTGTTGATGCCAAGGACATAAGAGTCTCTGACGAATTACAATATCAAATTAATAAAATAGATGACGTTCATCCAGTTATCATAGTAGATAATGTTCTGGAGAATCCTCATGGTTTTATTGAGAATATTGTTCAGAAGACACCTTTACAGTTTAATAATAAGGTACAGACTAGCGATATAGTATTTCCAGGCCATCAAGTACATTTGGGATTAGATTTTCCAGAGATTAATCTCTTGGTAGGTCATTTAATACAGAAATATACTGATTTTACACAGATAGAACAGGAAGATTTGGTATTTTCATATCAAATCAACGTAATGAATAGTGATGTAGAGGTTGAGAGGATATGTATGCAACCTCATGTTGATCCAGCAATGTTTGCGTTTGTTATATACTTGAATGAACCAGAACAATGTAGAGGAGGCACTTCATTCTTTAGTCATAGTGCATGTGGTGTGACTAACATGGAACATGTACATAAACCATTCAAGAGAACCGAAGAATACTGGAATCTGAAGGAATGGTTGTATGATTTTAAAGATAAGAAGTTTGATAAGATAGATTGTGATAGTATGTTGATGGAAGATGTATATGAAGAGGAATATTTTGTTCCAATGCAATTTAACAGGTTGATATTATATCCATCTTATGTTTGGCATACTGCCATGATGAAGAAAGGATGGTATAATCACGATCAAGGAATGGATAGAGTTTCTATCTCTGGGTTTATTCATCCTGATTGTTTTGGTGTATCGTGACTAAATGGAATTACTTCACAATATCTTTCATTATAGGAATGTTCTACATGAAACAGATCACAAAAGGTTATTAGATCTATGTGATACATATGACTGGCCTGATCCAACTCCACCAGATGCTGATACTTTATATGATATAAAGGGATTTAGATCCCATGTATTGTTATCTAAGGATGAAGAGATATATGGTTTGATTCATAAGGCAATGTTGAGAACAATGCCTAAGATATATAAAGACTATTCTGATAGATTACCAACGGATTTATACGATAAATATTCAGGATACTGGTTATGTAAATATCCTGAAGGTGGATACCTATCTATTCATTCAGATTCTGACGCTGATGCTGCATCTGTAACTGCATCATTTAATATCAACAATGATTATGAGGGTGGTGAGATATGTTTTTGGAATGACCATTGCCTAGATAGGCATGAGAACTCAATACATGTTTATCCTAGTAATCATCTGTTTATGCACGAAGTTAAACCAGTAACTAAGGGTAGTAGATATTCTGTTATCACTTGGTTCAGTTATCAAAAAGGAAGACAATGGTAGATCTAGAGAATCTAAGTATAGTATCTAATTCAGGTAGGTTTCCTAATCTACTGAATAATACTGATATTGATAATATCAGACAGATTGTTGATGCTCATCCAGATCTATTCAATGGATCTAATAAAATAGATAATGGTGGTGCATTATTTAAGACTCTTAAGAGTGATGGTAGTACAGAACCAACTAAGTATGGGTTTAGATTTAGTATACCTACAGGACTAACACAGTATCAGTTCTGGGATGGAACTATATCAGATAATAAGTTATACCAATACCTTGCAGGTGAGAAAGGATTATATTTTGAAGCAGGTAAACCAGATGCTCCAGTAGAAGAACATATTGCTTTTGAACCAATTCCATTGTTTAAACCAACAATAGAGGCATTATGTCAACTTGCTACTGAATATACAGGTAATACAGATACAACTCCATTAAGTGATTTCTTATCCCTATTAGATAATATATTAACCACAGTGACAGATTATCAAATATCATATATGGTTATTAATAGGTCTAACAAATCATTTAAGATAGGATTAGATAAGACATCAGATAGTGTTGTATCTGATGATTTATTTACAGCAATGGGTACAAGATCTAACACTAAAGTATATCAGAGTTGTCAGTCTGTATCTGGGATGGTAGATAAGGTTATAGCAGATCCACATTCTAAGGTAGATCTTTTGATAGAATTTAATTCTACTGGATTAGTTAAAGAGATGGGATATGCTATGACAGTAGTTCGTAAGAAAGGTGCTCCAAAAGGAACTAGTCCTCAAGATAATATAGGACTGTTTAATGAACGTGTTGCATCACACAACAGTTCAATAGAACTTATTGCATTTAATGCCAAGTACTTTGATTGGTTACCTGATAATTGGGTAGATGAGATATCTCAATGGGAGACAGCATCAAACATAGAGGCAATATATGGTGCTACAGTATTAACTGCTGAGAAGGAAGGAACAAGAACTCAGTTGCAGTATGGATTTGATGGACCTATAGACGGCACACAATACTAGGTATATCTGCTTCCATTATGACTGTAGGATGCTTTACCTGCAGCATTTCCTGAACCACCTCCACCATTTCCACCAACACCGTTACCTTGTCCGCCACAACCATGTTGTGAACAACATCCTGGCAGACCAGTGTTTCCTGCATTACCATTAGATCCACTACCTTCACATTCTCCACCTGCTCCGCCATTACCGCCGGAACCACCTTGTCCTGCATTATTTCCTCCTTGCGCTCCTGCACCTCCGCTCTTACCTGCAATCCATTGGTTATAGTCTTCTTCTAAGTTGTACCAAGTATTATTTGCACTGCCCCAGATATATCCTTTACCACGTCCACCTTCTCCGCCTGCACCACCATTACCTCCATTACCTCCATTTCCATGACAATTCCTGTGGTGACTCCAACAGAACCAACCACCGCATGAGTAGTGTCCATTGTGACCACCATTTCCACCTCTGCCGCCGTTGCCGCCGCCTCCTCCGCCGCCACCGCCGCCTTTGATCTTGTTATTCCATGTATCATTGTCTATCTTTACTGGTACTGCAAGGTGTATGACATAACCTCCATTGCCACCATTACCACCGCCAGAACCGCCACGGTTACCTGAATGACCTCTAGAGTGACCTGCAACCGCATCATATTCAATAGTACCTCCACCACTATTATTGAATCTTATTGATGGTTGATTCTCTGCCTCAGGTCCGGCATGACCTCCCATTGATACCTTCTTGTTTAGATTAGAAGTCCATATTGTATCTCCAAAGACTTCCCATCTTGATTTCATGTGCATCCAGTTACCATTAATAAGTGCAGTACACTTACTAACTGTATTTCTGAAGTTATTGAATGATATTGTACCACTTGTAGGTACATTGTTATTTTGACTGATATTTACAACTGCTCCTCCTCTATAGTATCCACTAATAGAATTACCTCCATTAAATGCACTCTTAAGAGAACTCATGGATATAGATCCACTTCCAAACTGAGTTGTATAGTTTATACTTAAGGCACCATCTCCTACAATTCCACTGGATATGTCCTCTAGTGCATAGTTTGATACATCAGAGAATGATTGAGATATTCCAGCATCATATGACATTTCATAGACTTTATCGTTATCCTCTGTATCAATAACAAATATTTGATTAGGATCTGCGTCATAGTGTTTGGCAACACCATTCATAAATTTAACTATATCTTTTACATCTCTATTAGAGGTAAAGTTACCACCATTACGTCTGAATATTGGATTAACATAGATTGTACCTGATGGTGAGTTAGTTGCACACAGATACTTATGTAATGATAAGTCGTCTTCTAATCTTTCTGCTGATGGTACAATATGAATTGTTTTAGAACCATTTGTAGTTCTAGACTCATCATAGTCGTCATCATGGAACCAGATATAACAATAGAAGTCACCTACAGTTGCGAGTGACTTATATACCCTATCATGCCATACCAGATGTTTGGCAACAGGAGCATAGGGAGATCTAGTACCCTCTGGGTCTAGTTCTTGTTCTCTTTCTTGTTGCTCTGCAAGAGCGTTACCTGTTAACTCAGACATGTACGGAAGATACTATATCACATGCTTATTTAGTTCTCTAAATATGGTATAATATATAATAAAACTGGACGTTATTATGGCAGAGTCTAATCACAAGGCAAATTTACAACAAAGAGCGCAACAACTACAACAGGAGTTGCAGGAAATGTCTAAGCAATTTGATGTAAAGAAAGAGGAATTTTTGAAAGTTCAGGGTGCATTGGAAATGCTACAGGTCATTGAGAATGAAAACAATGCAACAGATAGTAAGGGAACTTGATGATCTAATCATAGATGATTCAAAACATCCTGATAGACTATACAAAAAATATAGGGATCACGACAAAAAACGAGAGGATGCCACCACAGAAGCGAGTCCAGTCTATAAACTGGCACAAGACGTGGTAGACAGGACTGAAAGATCGTGTTATAGTACGATTGCAACGAACAAAGGTAATGTCTTTACCTCCCTCCATTAAAGAATATGTGCCACTGGGGTATACTACTCCATCAGAGGCATATGTTTATCGTTATACTAATCTCAACAATGGGATGATGTATATTGGTTATCATGTAGGGATACCAGAGGATACTTACCTAGAAAGTTCTGAGCACTCTGACTTTCGTGCATTGATGGCAGGTTCTGAACCTGTGTTCAAGTATGAAATACTTTATTATGGTACTAAATCTGAAATGCAGAATCAAGAACACCAACTGTTGAAAGAAGTGGATGCTCGGAACAATCCATTATTCTACAACCAAAGTAATGGAACGCCTGCGTTCTCTCAAAAATCTCTGAACATCCAAAAATGTAAAGATATTGATGAAAGACGTATAAAAGGTGAATTTAATATAGGAAAACAACCACTTGCAAAATATAAAGATATTTCTCGTTATCAAGCAAGGGCAGAAGAATTAAATTTAAAAGCAGTTCGTAAGATTAAAGGATTAATTGAAGCAAATGGTGGAAATACTGATAATTGTGACCCAATCTTTATTGTAAATGATGAATTAATTAATGGCAATCATACTCTTGAAGCAATATTACAGTGTAAGAAAACTATAGATGTACCTGTAGCAGTATTACCTGACGAGATTGCTCAAACTCTTACTTCTCTTGAGATTGATTTTTTATCTAAACTTGCAAATAAAGAAGATACTAAGGTTAAAACACCTAATAGTAAGAAAGATTTTGTTAAAATCTTGGTTCAATGTAAGTTAGATGATCCTAAGTTTGACTTTAATTCTGCTAAAGCACTTGAAATACTTCAAGAGTGTAATGTTAGAACTAAGAATGAGATTACTTCTATTAAGAAGATGGCAAAATCTCAGTATGTTACAGAGAAGAATGCTTTACAAGGTAAGATTAGAATTGAATGGGATCGTGCAGCAAATCAGAAGGTAATTGAAACTAAAGTAGAAAACTTTAGAACACATGATACTATGTCATTTGCTGCTTCTTCAGGACATACAAATAAATTAGATACATTACTTATCAGTTATATTAATCTTAATCCTAACAAACCTCATATAGTTGTAGTGATCTATCATCCAAGTGATGAAGCAGAAGAAGCATGGAATAGAAATGAAAGATCATCAAGATATGAAAGATATATGGATTTCTTTGAGAATATGATTGTACCTGAGTTAGATGGAATACCAGTTGAAAGAACTATAAGATTTGAAGAATTGACTTCATACAAATATGATAGAAGTATTTGATGATTACTTGCCTTTAGAGGTATTTAAAACTATCAAGGAGTATGCTCTTAGTGAGCATATTCCTTGGTATTTTTCTAGCAAATCTGTATATGAAGATGATAATTGTCCACAGTTCTCTCATACATTATATGGAGACTTTGAACCAATTAGTGATGTTTGGTCTATAATTAGACCAGTGATGGCAACACTGGATCCAATAGGATTGTACCGTATTAAGTTTAACTCAACTCCAAGAACATCAGAGATAATTAAGAAACCTTTACATTATGATATTAGTGATGCTGAAGGCAATGTACCTAACTATAATGTGTGTATAATATACATTAACGATAACAATGGTTATACATATTTCGAGGACAATCAGAAAGTAGAATCTAAAGCAAATAGAGCAGTTATATTCTCAGGTGATGTATTACATGCAGGTACATCTTGCACTGATTCAAATACTCGTGTAGTGTTAAATATTGACTATTCAAAATGAAATCTATTAACTTATTTCCAACACTAATGAAAGAGTATGACCTGACAGATTCGCCAGGTCTTGATGCTTTTAAGAAGGTAATATTTGAGAAAGGTCAAACAAGTGTACATGGATTAGCAGTTAATGGTAGAAGCAGTCATGGTGGATTTGATCCATTAAACTTTGAAGAATCAATGCCTATGCTTCAATCATTCATGCAATGTCTGGATGATTATACAACTGAGTCTGGTAATTGGCCTACTATTATAAGCGGAAGTTGGTATAATATTCTTCCTAAAGGTGGATTTACTCACAGACATAGGCATGAGTCAAGTGTAGTTAGTGGGGCATTTTATGTCACATTACCTGAAGGAGATCATGGTAACTTTTATGTATTATCTCCACTACAACCATATATGATGTGTATGCACCATATACAAACTACTCCATATAGTACCTATGAGTTTGATATTAATATTAAAGAGAATCACTTGTATTTGTTTCCATCGTGGTTAGAACATGGTAGTAGAGAGAATAATACAGATAAGGACAGAGTTACTGTTAGTTTTAATACTAATCCTATGCCACCTGACAGATTAGATCCCAATTTTGTTGAACAAATATGGGGTAAAGGACATGAAGATAGTTGATATATTACCCACTAGATTAGGAGCGGTAATGTATCCTGAACATGATGAGATTAAGTCACTCATTATATCAGAGATTGATAATCATAGTGAACATAGGAGAGATGCACCATTAGAACATGTTGATTATTATTCTCCACTATTAGATACTAAGTTCACTAAGTTCAGAGAATGGATAGAACAACAGGCAGAAATATATGCCAGAGATATACTTGAATATGATGTTAATGATCTTATAGTAACTGATAGTTGGATCAATATATGTAATGGTGGTGGTTATCAACATCCACATTTTCATATAAATTCATTTGTATGTGCATTATATTATGTGAGTTTCGATGATAACTTACATGCTCCAACATATTTCTATAAACCTAATGATAGTCAGAGATTTCCTGATTACTTATCAATGATGTTGACAAATCATACTGAAACTAAGTATAATCAACCTAATGGTTTAGTTGGTATTGAAGGATCATTAATACTATGGCAGTCTAATACTGTTCATGGATATATGATGAATAATAATGGCAATCGCATTACTATTTCAACTAATATAATGCCTAAGTCCCTTGGTACTTATCATATAGTACCGTTAAATAAGGATGAAAGACACACACAGATGACTACACAAAGATCAGGTCAATTATGGGATTCACCAAAGTTTATTTAATATGGAAGTAGTAAATATATTACCAACACCACTTGCTATGGTTCACTGTCCTTTTCACGACAGAATGAAAAGATTAGTGATGGAAGAAATAGAAGAAAATGGTGATTGGGTAGATAATGATGCCTCTGAAGGTTTATCACATATAGATCATTATAATGTTCTTGCTAATGAAGAAAGATATGCAAGATTTAATGCTTGGGTAGAAGAACAAGCAGAGATATATCTTAAAGATGTTATGGGGAAATATCTTCAAGATACTGTAACTATAACTGATAGTTGGATCAATAGATGTAAACCTGGCGGTTATCAAGTACCACATAATCACAGTAATTCTTATATTTGTGCATTATATTATGTAAACTATGATAATACACAACATGGTCTAACTTACTTTGCATCATATAACAGTAGGGTACAATCTTCACCATACATGAGTATACCTAACATGAAACTAACTAGGTACAATCAAGTAGAACAAGTCATGGCAAATGAGGGTGATATGCTTATATGGCCTGGTGAAATTACACATGGATATAAAAAGAATGAAGGAGATAATAGAGTCACTGTTTCTATGAATATAATGCCAACTATTATGACTAATGGTGATTATGGATGGAAAGTTGAGAAACTAAGTGATGAAGAAAGAAGTGTTTCTCATAGACGAAAAGGTTGGGAAATAGGTGACGATTACATGTAGACAGTCAATAAAGTGGCACAGGCAATGTTGAATAGGATCTGATTTGGTGTATTATAGGTATATCAAACGAAATGATCTTAATGTCCACTTACACTCCTGAACGTTTTCTTGCTGATTACATGGTTGAAACTTCTTCACTAAAAGTATTAGTATTACGATGGACTGTAGATCTATGTAAAGCATTGGAACAACAGTATAAAGACTATTCTTTAAACTCTGCAATTAGAAATAATGGTGTTGAACCTTCACCATATCTTCAAGAAAGAATCAGAAAGATTGAAAATGATGAAGATTTGATGAAGTTTAGAATCGAAAAAGGTCGTAAGTATTATAAGATCATCCAACAAGACTGCCGTGATGGTGAGTACAGAGATGGATCAGTTCACGCCTTTGTTGATAAGAATACAGGTGAAGTTTATAAACCTGCTTCTTGGAAATCTCCTGCTAAACATGTTAGATATGACATGAGAATCATCAGAGAAAGAGAAGTAATGCTTGCTAATTGTGATTGGGCAGGTGGTTATCTTTATCTTAGAGGTTGAATCAATGCCAAAAACTAAGGTTAACAAGTTCACAAGGGCAGGTAATTATGGAAAAATAATTACTTGTCCAGAATGTAATAGTTCAGAGAGAATATATCATTTCTCTTGGAGTTCATTAACTTGCCAACATTGTCAGTTGGATATTGTAAAATATGATTGGTTAGTATCGTGACTAAATGGACTGCTACTATTAAAACTAAGAATACTCTTACTACTACTGAGTTTGAGAGTCTTACACCATACATGAATGATGCTTTGATTGAAGCAAAGTCAAGATATGGTACAGATGATATAAAGTTATGTTCTGCTCCTACTAGTAGTTCTACTAACTATAGATCATCAGGTAATTATAATAATTCATTTGAAGGTACAGATCTAGATAGTTGGTTAATATTAATTGCAATAGGATTAGGTATGATGATAATATATTATGCTTGGTGGATAATAATACCTTCTGCTATTATATGGTTTTACTTACCCAATTTGAAGAAACTATTTAAATGAAAAGACCTGATACAATAAGCAGAATGATAGGATCAGTTCTTGTTGTTACTGCTTATTTTGTTGTGTTGCATGTTAGTGTATTTTATGGTACTATATTACATGCAACAGCATGCTTAATGAGCATACCATTCTTTATAAGAACTAAAGCGTATGATGTGGTGGCAATGTTATCATTCATGGTAGTAGTTTCCGCCTCAAAGTTCATACAATTAACCCTCTAAATACTACAGATTTGATAATACTATGGCACAACAATCAATGCGGTCTCCTGAACAGGATTTAAATACAAAGTTAGCAGGGTTAGATAGAACTAACAAGCAACTTAAGGCAGCAGTAACAACAATAGGTAATCTTGATGAGAGATTAACTACACTTGAATCTCTTGTTATGTCAATGGGAACTAAACAACAAGAAGATATAAGATCAGCATGGAATGAGATTAATAAACTAAATGGTAATGAGGATGCTTCTAAGAAGTTTGATATGGAATCAACAGTAGCACCACATCCCCATGAAAATGCTGCAGGTGCCCCACCAGTTGGATAAGTGTCCACTACTGCTTGACATATGACTTGTATGGTAGTATATTAATAATGGAGAAACAAGACGAGGCAGTGTGTGCTCGTAAGTCCTCGTTTTGTTCTCCTCACCCATTTGCTTTATTATTATGGACGAATTTGATCTTGATTATGATGTTTTTGCACAACTTTCAGAAACAAATGAAGAAGATTGGTTGCCATCTGAAGGAGTAAAAGAAACATTTGATAAAGAGACAGAGAAACTGTTGGCACAGTTTTAATAGTGTCACATAATGCCCCTCAAGGGGCATTTTTTATGCCATACTATATTATTGGTTAAAATTTGATGAAACTGAGAGAACATCAGAAAGAGATCATTAAAACTATGCAGAGACACACTAAGGGACAAATCCTTGTCCCTACTGGTGGTGGAAAGACTGCATGTATGATCTTTGATGCACACTCTCACTGTGATGATGAGTGGGCATGGAACAACGAACTAAAGAAATTTAGTGAACCAAAAACTATTGTAGTTGTTGCTCCTAGAATATTACTTGCACAACAATTATGTGAAGAGTTTCTAACAACATTAGACTTCAAGAATACAATAGTATTACATGTACATAGTGGTGAAACTCACCATGAACGTACTACAGATATTGGAAAGATATATTTTTGGCACAAGAATAACTGGAAGAAAAATAGAATAATCTTCACAACATATCACTCACTTAATAAAGTAATGAGATCAACGATTGATGTTGATACGATATACTTTGATGAGGCACATAATAGTGTTCAGAAGAACTTTATTGAGTCAGTTGAACATTATTCAATGTATGCAAAGAGATGTTATTTCTTTACTGCAACACCTAAACATTCATCAACACCTAAGAAAGTTGGTATGAATGAAGAGGATATATTTGGTGAAGTTATTGTACAAATACCTGCCCCTGATTTAATATCAAGAGGATATATTATCCCTCCTAAAGTTAAATCAGTCAAGTATCCTGCTGCAATGGAACAACCTGAAAGAGATAAAAGTATCTTGGTTAATATTCTCAAGAATGAGGATAATATGGAGAAGGTGTTAATAACTGCCAAGTCAACTAGGGATATGTCAAAGTTATTAATAGGTACAGACTTCCCTTTAATTTGTGAAGCATTAGGATACCATGTTATGTGGATAACTTCTAAGTATGGTGCAATGATTGATGGTAAGAAAGTATCAAGAGATAAGTTCTTTGATACTATGAATGAATGGGGCAATCATCCTGATAAGAAGTTTGTTATGTTTCATCATTCAATTCTATCTGAAGGAATGAATGTTCATGGGTTAACTGCATGTATTCTTATGAGAAATTTAGATCTTATTACAATGGCACAAACTATTGGTCGAGTTATTCGACTACATAAAGATGATGCCCGTAATATATCATCAGGTGACTTAAAACCTAATCGTGAAATGAATGGTTATCGTAAACCATTTGGTAAGATGTTTGTACCAGTATATTCTAATGTTGGTATAAGCACAGAGAGAAGATTACAGTCAGTTGTTGATACAATTTTTAACAAGGGTGAAGCACAAGTATCTACCGTAAAAAGATGACATTATCAACTAAGTATCGCCTTGAATTGACAGATATATGCTGTAGAATGATAACTACAGACGGTATTCCTGTTAGTTTAGAGGAGAGAATCTGGATGAATAAGTTATGTGAACATAACATACATGCTAGAGAATTACGCAATTCTTTAATGTGTCCAGACAAAGTTGAGATAGATGAATAATCTTGGAACCATAGATACTTCATGGAGTTCAATTAGAATTGCCCTAATCATGGTGATGGCAGTCGTTTGGTTCTATCTTCTTAATGTTGAGTTAAGGAGTGGTGACGATGACTAAACTGTCACAGTAGTCCCCATTATACCCTAATGTGTGGTATAATATCATTAATGGATTTTTATTATGAAAACCAAAACCAAGATCAAAAGAGTTTGTGTGACTCCATTATCAAGAAAGGCGAAGAATCGCTTCTCTAATAATATGGATTTACTTCATACATGTACTGTTGAACAAGAAAAGAATGAACAAGGAATTAATTGGTTATTCCTTAAAGCATTAACAAGAGAATACTGGTTTTGGGTTCCAGCAAAGGGCAATGAAGATTGGAAAGTTGAGTAAACATTGCAATTACACATTACCATGACTGATAAAGAACAATTAAGGAAGATTCGTGAAGATTGTTTAGAACAACTAGACATGCAATATGCTTCACGTATGGAAGAGTTAGTTGATGAAATGAGACTAGAAGATGCTGAATCAATTTTAAAAGAAATGGTTACAACTGATGATGAATCAGATGAAGAAACTGTTTTTATGGATGATTTAACTGACTGGTCTAAAGAAGAACTATCTAACATTGAGTTTGAAAACTTAGGTGAGTTTGAGAATCTTGAGTAAAGAAGAGAGACAAACTAAAAAAGAGATAAGGCAATTAGTTTATCCTAATCACCTTAAATATCTTAAAAAGTTGAAATCTGATCTTAAAAAAGATAGAAATGGAACAAACATGACTAGATACACTAAGAAGAAACGTAAAAAGAAATGAATGAGAATAACCAACAGTTATTATTATTTGGTATCGGTATTAACAAGTTTGATGTAATTAATTGGGAAGAAAAGAAACCTAAGTTGCTTGAATTGTTGAAATTTGACAATGATCCAAGAAATGAATGTCAGACAGATTATTTCCAATATAATACTAGACCACCATATCTTAGAGATTGGGTGGATATAATGAAGGAAGATATTGATAACCTTGTTGAGGAATTTACACAAGGTTTAAGTGAAAAATATCAAGGTGATTGCCCAGTTAGACCACTCGATCAGTGGCAATTATGGTCACAAAGATATACTACAGGAGAATTTCATGGAGCACATAATCATGGAATGATGAACATTAGTTGTATACTATATGTTGAATTTGATGAAAATGAACATGAACCAACTGCATTTTATTCTCCTTTTCCTCATCCTTACTTTGGTACAATAGGTAAAGCATGCCCACCAGTTAAGGAAGGTACTATCATTGCATTTCCTTCAATATTGTTACATGAATGCCCTGTTTCAAAATCAAAAGTACCTAGAACTATTATGTCCTTTAATATACCGTTACAGTGATGTACGATTGCAAATTTAAACTAACTGACAAACAATACAATCTCATTAGTGAAGCATTGTTCTTCTATTCTGAAGAGAAAGGTGATGATAACCTTGCAAACAGTATAGAAGAATTAGAAGACCTAATTGATAGAGGTAGTGTTAAAGTAAGACGTAAATCTACCACAAAGAAGAAGCAAATAGATGTAGAGTGTGACATTTAAGGAAGTGTCCACTTTTTTCCCCATTGGGGTCGATTGTGTGTCATACTATAAGTATGAAAAACAAACACCTCGAACATCCTGAAGATTCTATCCTTAATAAGGGTAAAGATGGAGCACTTGAGATTCTCAAGTTCTTTAAGGATAAGAGTAGCACATTGTCAGTGAAGTATGATGGTGCTCCTGCTATAGTTTGGGGTATTAATCCTGAAAATAATAAGTTTTTTGTTGGTACGAAGAGTGTATTTAATAAGAGAAAGATTAAGATCAATTATACACACTATGATATAGAAGTTAATCATGGAAGTGTGCCTAATGTCGCATCAATCCTTCATCTATGTTATGAGAAACTACCTAGAATTGAAGGAGTTTATCAATGTGATTTTATAGGATTTGGTGGTGGTTCTTCATACACACCAAACACAATTTCATACCTATTTGATGATAGAATTGAAGAAGATATGATTGTTGCCGCTCATACAACTTATGAGGGTGATAATATGAAAGAAATGGATGCAATATTTGATTATAAAGGTGTAAGAACTGATGAGGTTAAATTCTTATCAACTGATGCACAAATATCATACAGAGATATTAAATTAGATCTCTTAATTAGTCTCGCTCAAGCAGCAGTAAGATTTGTTAAATTCCCTGATAAAAAGGAAGGTGAACTAATCAAAGTTACTGTCAATAAGTTTATCAGAGAACAGAGAGATTTAGATCCTAATGCTTTATCAAAAGAGACAGGATTTCATGCAAATCTATTCCATCTATACAATTTCATCAGAGATATTAAACTACTGTTGATGGAAGGTATAACAACTAGTGAGAATGTTGAGACAATGATTGATACTCAACAGTGTGAACATGAAGGTTATGTTATGTCAAATAAGTATGGTACTTATAAGTTAGTTAACAGAAAAC